CGAACGATTCCTCGGCAACTGTCCCGGCTTCACTCTCACGGTTGCGTCTGACAAGTTCGAGCATTTCAGCTCGACGACGGCGACGCGCAAGAAAGACCTCAGCGTCACGACCCAGGTGAACTTCTCGGGATCGATTCAGTGCGATGACGTGCAGAACGAGAACCTTGCGCTGTTCCTCGCTGGCTCCGTCGAGACAGTCACCCAGTCGGCGACTCCGGTCACGGCCGAGATGCGCGACGTTCTCACCGGCTACGAATACCAGCTCGGTGCGACGGCGCTGAATCCGATGGGCGTCCGCAAGGTCAGTTCGGTTACGGTGAAGGACGAAGCCGGTTCCACGACCTACGTTGCCGGCGACGACTACACCGTCGATACGGATTCGGCTCGCGTCTACATCATCCCCGGCGGAGACATCAGCGACGGCGATACTATCCAGTTCGGCTACACGCCGACGGCCGGCACGAAGACGCGCATTTCGACGACGGAATCCGGCGGCCTCACTGGCGCGGTTCGCTTCATCGCGGACAACGCTTTCGGCGAGAACCAGAACTGCTACATCGCCTCGGCGACGCTCGCGGCGAATGGCGACCTTCCATTCATCACCGAAAACGACCTCGCGTCGTTCACGCTCGACATCGGTGTCAACGAGAAGGACAGCTCGACGCCTTCGATCATCATCGACGGCGAACTGGTCACTGCCTGACCCATGCCGAAGTTCGACGTCGCCTCGCCATTCCTGCGCGAGGCGCAACGTCTTCAGGCGATCCAGAAGGGCACGAAGCAGGCGATCGGACGAGCAACTTCCACGCTCGTCCGTCGCCTTCCTGTCGAAGCGCGCCGCGATATCCAGCAGGAATACAACCTACCGTCTCGTCGCATCAGTGATGCATTGTCGGCATCCAAGGATGAAACGTCGGTCACGCTCATCGGCAAAGCTCGCGGTGTTGGACTCGTCGAGTTCGGCGGTAGATGGCGTGGCCGCAATTCCGAGGGCGCTTCCGCCAAGGTCTTCACGGCAGGCGCTTCGCATACCTACGGCGGCACCTTCATCGCGATCGGCCGCAACGGCAATCGCCAAATCTTCGACCGTGCGCGGCGTGGCGGCAAGCGCGCCCCTCGCCTTCCGCTGAAGACGCTCTACGGACCAAGCATCGCCTCAATGCTCCGCAAGGGAGACCGCGAATCACGCCTCGCTGATTTCGCGAAATCGCTTCTCTCGGTCGAGATCGACCGCCTCCTGCAACTGACATCCCCATAGGTTTATGGCAAACGCTCGCGACGAGATCGTCCGCTTCATTTATGAAGTGACTGGCGACAAGGACCTTGCTGCGTCCGCGGCTGCGCTTGTCGCCAATGCCAAGGCCGGAGAAGAGGCGAGCGAGGAAGTCCAGAAGTTCACGAAGGCGCTCTCGGAGGCTTCCGACAAGGCTTCGCTAGTCCAGAAGGCCTTGAGTCAGAAGGCCGGTCTTGCCGACCTCAAGCAACAGCTCGTTGAAGCGACAGCGAACGCCGAGAAGTTCAAGACGGAACTTGCCGGCACCGAGAGCCCGACGAAGAAGCTGCAAAAGGCAGCGTCCGACGCAGAGAAGTCGGTTGCATCGCTCAACGCGCAGATCAGCCAGCAGTCGGTCGCATTGCAGAAGAGCGAAGGTGCGCTCAGCAAGGCCGGCGTCGATACATCCGATCTCGGCAAGGCCTATCAGAAGGTTACGGCCGAAGGTAACGCCGCAGCTACTGCGTTAGGTCAGATCGGCACGCAGAGCGCGAAGGTCGCGTCCGGGACGAAGGACGCCGCTTCGGGAACGAAGCAGCTCGGCGACGAGGCGGGGAAGTCTGGAAACCTCCTGACGATACTCGCCGACAACCTCGGCAAGATCGTCACCATTGCCGCTGCCGTAAAGGTGGCGCTCGCAGGCATCCGCTTCGGCACGGACGCATTCAAGGAAGCCTCGCAGGTCGAGGACCAGCTTGCTCGCGTACAGGCGGCGACACAGGCAACCGTCGATATCTTCAAACAGTTCGGCCCCGCGATTGATGCGGCTGCCGAGCAGGTCAACGTCAGCACAGGCCAAGCCGCGGCTGCGCTCGGCGCGCTGGTGCAGCAAGGGCAATCCGCCGATGAGGCGCTTAAGTCCCTTGTCCCGACATTGCAGCTCGCCAAGGCCGCGCAGATCGATGTGGCGCAAGCGGCCGGCATCATTGATGACGCGCTGGATCGTTTCGGACTCTCTGTCGATAACGCATCCGATGTCGTCGATATTCTCGTCGAATCCTCGGCCGGCGCTAAGGATGGATTGACCGGCATAGCGAATGCGATGCAGCAGGTCGCGCCCCTGGCGCGTGATGCCGGACTCTCGTTCAAAGATACCGCGGCAATCCTCGGCGTTCTTCAGCAGAACGGCTTCGCTGCCTCCGACGCGGCGCGTGGCCTCGGCAAGATATTCGCCGATCTGCAAGACCCCGCCAGCAAATTGCGCGCCGATCTAGCGGCACTCGGCGACGACAGCGGCGAATTCTCCAAAGCGATCGACACGATCGCCGGGGCCGGAGCGAACGGGCATAAGGCGCTGCTCGATCTTGATGGATCGTCCCGCATCCTCGTTACCTTCCTTGCCCAGCAAGGCGTCGGAGCGATCGACCGATTCTCGGCCGGACTCGATAATGCAGCGGGGGCCGCGAACCGCACTGTTCAGGCCATCAACAATACGGCCGGCGGAGCATTAGACGAATTCGTAAACTCGATCGACCGCGCCGCGGAGGAATTGGCAAAGCCGTTCCTGGAACCGGTGCGCGATGAACTCCAGAAGCTGGCTCGTGAAGTCAGCGAATTTGCGAAGTCAAAGGATTTCGACGACCTCAAGAATCAAGTTGCGACTCTCGCGCGCGATGCAGTAAAGGCGCTCGATGGCCTAATCCATGGGCTCGATTGGAAGAAGCTGACGGCAGATGCGAAGTCGTCAATCGGCGGCGTCGCGGAAGATGTTCATGCGCTCGCTACCAACGTGGATGCCGTCGCGTCCGCGCTTGGGAAGTTCGTCGCCGCGATTTCTGCAATCAAGAATCTCGGCGACATCGGCGTAGACCTCGGTAAGACCGTATTCGGCGGCACTACCGAAGCGGCGCTCAATGCAGCGCTTGCCGTATCCAAGGCCAAGGATGCGATAACCGGCACCGTCAGCGATACCACGAAGGCGCTGCAAGGCTTATCAGATGCGGCGGCATCGCTGCGTAAGGGTGGGCTAAAGGACATCTCGACGGATGCCGGCGAGGGCGCGGACGCGCTCCGCAAGCTCGGTGATTCGGCAAGCAATGTCGGCGACAAGTTCAATGACGTTCAATCCGGCCTGAGCACGACCGCGCCATCGTTTGCCAACGTCAAGAGCCAAGCGGACGCCGCAGCTGTTGCGGTCGAGAAGGTCGGCGATTCGCTTGGTGAAGTCGGCACAAAAGGCGTCCCGCAAGTCGATGCCCTAGACGATGCGATGCGTCGCCTCGGCAAGACGCAAGCCGATCTGACGCAGACCGCACAGCAGTCCGGGAAAGACCTTGATGCGATCTTTCAAGGATTTCTGTCGGGTCGGGCCACCATCGAAGATGTCAGGGCCGCGTTCGCGAAGTATGCGGATGACCTCCGCGCATCTGTAGCGAATTCCGACGACTGGCAGAAGGAAACTGTCGAAGATTTGCTGGATGTCAAAGCGGCGGCGCTAGGCATACCGGAGGCCTTCAGCAAGATCGGAGACACGCGAATCCCCCAGCCGGACTTCGGGGATTTTCACCACAACATTTCACAGGCGACTCAGGACGCCGAGCAATACCAATCCGGCGTCGAAGGCGTCACCTTCGCGAACAAGGAAGCTGCGTCGGCCTTCGAGGAATTGGGTGGGTCGGCAGGCTCTACCGGCAACCTGCTCGATCAGCTCCAGAGCGACTACTCCAAGTTCGCCGCCGTATCCCAAGCTGCCGTCGAGAAGTTCTCCAGTTCGCTTGTCGAGTTTTTCAACGGCACCGGCAATTTCAGCCAGCAGGCGATCGCGGACGGCACGAACATCATCCGCGCGATGGAGTCTGCCGCGCAGGCCGCGCAGCTGGTGCAGGCCGAGATCGACCAGCAGAGGCAAGGCGTCGCCGCTCTCGCTGAGCAATACGCGAACATGTCGGATGCGGCTATCAAGGCCGCAGCGAACACCAAAGGCGGATTCGATCAGCTAGAGGCCAGCCTGCAAGGGGACGCGGCTGCCGCACGCGAGGGCGCATCAGCCTTCGACCTACTCGGTGCAGCCGACCTCTCCCCGCTCTCATCCGCACTCGATGCAGCGGCCGCCAAGGTCGAGCAGCTGAAGGAGCAGGCACAGCAGGCCAAGGACGCGCTTGAATCCATCGGC